CTACACTTACTACAACTGGTAATGCTACTGTAGGTAATCTAAACTCTTCTGGTTTAGTAAGCACAACTGGTAACGTCACTGGTGGCAACCTAGTAAGTAATGCGCTAGTAAGTGCAGTGACCATTTATTCCAGTGGCACTGCTAATGTAGGTAATGTAGTAACATCAGGACTAGTTACAGCTACAGGAAATGTAACAGGCGGAAATGTAATTGCTACTAACGCACTAGAAGGTAATAGTTTATCAGTGAATGGCAATGCCAGTGCTAATAATCTAAATACTAGCGGCACTATAACAGCTAATGCCAATATAACAGGCCAAAATGTAATTAGTAATGGAGTGGTTTCTGCTAGCACAATTACAGCAAGCGGTCAGATAACTGGTGCAAACGCTAATCTAGGCAATATTAGAATAAGTGATACCACAATTACCACAGTGCCAGCTGGTACTAATTTATATCTTGATACCAACGGCAGCTCGGGTAATATTGTAGCAAATGGTACTAACGGTAACTTGTTTGTTATTAAAGGCACTCAAGTAGCTATTACAAGTAATTCTAGCTACGCTAGTGCGTTCGCCTTCCGTGATAATATTACACTTGATATCAACGGAACAGACGCTATTAGATTGCCAGTAGGTAATATAAGCCAGCGTCCAGTAACTGATACTGACCCAGCAAATGTAAGACTTTCTTATACTGGTAGCTTCCGTTTTAACAGTGAAGACAGCATCATTGAATATTTTGATGGCTCAGCTTGGCAAAAAACACAAGGTAATGACAGCACTGTTTTAAGTGTCACAATCAGTGGTAGTGATATAAATGCAATTACCGGTAACTATAGTTTACCAAACGCAGCCGTTAACGCAGATACAATTAGCACTCTTGTATCAATTAACGGTATTGTGCAAACACCTACTACTGCCTATGTAGTTACACCTGGTGTAGAATCGGGCGGCGTAGTTACAACTCCTGCTAATATTACTTTTGATACTGGCGATCTTCCAGCTAACAGTGACGTAATTAGTATTAGAATCTTTACAACAACTATTCGTAGAGAAATAACTAACCTAGGACCTACCCCAGGATATAGTGCAGAAGTAGCTCTACTGCAAAGTAATAATGTAGCAATAACTGGTAATCTACTACCAAGTGCAAATGTAACCTACGATCTAGGTAGCAATACTGCACGTTGGAACGATTTGTATATGTCTGGTACTACGATTTATCTAGGCAACATACAGTTGTCCAGCGCAGGTGGCGTATTAACTGTAACAGATAGTGCTAATAGCCCAGTTGCATCTAATGTATCCGCTCTAAATGCTACTGGCAATATTACTACATCAGGCGGTTGGTTTATAGGTAACGGTGCTTTCCTAACAGGGCTACCAGCTGGATATACTAACTCCAATGTAGCTGCCTACTTACCAACCTACACAGGCAACATTGCCGCTGGGAATGTAATAGTAACATCGGCAGTAATAGCGTCCACGGTTAATGCAGCCACAATTGGTAATACTGGTGCTATTATTACTGGTACTAATGTCACTGCTACCAGTACAATGACAGCAGCAACAGTTAATGCTAATACGATTGGTAACACAGGCGCCACAATCATTGCTGGTACTGTTAGCGCAGGTACAGTGGGTAACACAGGAACAACCTTGGTTGGTACCTTGACAACTGCTGCACAGCCCAATATTACAAGTGTGGGTAACCTAACTTCACTAGTTGTTAATGGACCAACAACACACGTTGGTAATATTGATATTACTGGTAACATTAATGTTTACAGTGGTAACCTAAATTATTCCAACGTTTCAAGCTTTGTGGTAGGTGATCCACTAGTTTACTTCGGAGACAATAATAACTCTAACAGTGTAGACCTAGGTTTTGTAGTTGGATACAATCCTGGAGTTTACCAACACGGTGGTTTTGTACGCGACGCAACTGATGGCGTTTGGAAGTTGTTTGGTAATGTCGTAGCAGAACCTACTACCACTGTAGACTTCACCAATGCAATCTATCAACCCATACAGACTGGTGCGATTACTGCCAACGGTAATATCACTACAACAAGCAATGTTAGTGTTGGTAATCTATTATTAAGCGGTAACATTATAGATACCGGCGCTCTAGGTATCAATTCTGGTGCAAATGGTAATATAACACTAAATGCAGGTACTGGAAGTGTCATCCTCAACAGCGGCGTGCTTAATGGCCAAGCTAATGGCGTTGGCAACATTGGTAGCAGTACTACATACTTCAACACAGTGTTTGCCAAGGCAACATCAGCACAATATGCTGACTTAGCAGAACATTATACAACCGATGCTGAGTACGAACCTGGCACAGTTGTTATGTTTGGTGGCGATAAGGAAGTTACAATTTGTGGCGAAGAAATGAGCCGTAGAATTGCTGGTGTCGTATCCACCAATCCTGCTTACATTATGAATGCCGGCATCCTAGAAACTAGCGTGGCTGTGGCACTCCAAGGTCGAGTACCAACCAAGGTCAAAGGTCCAGTGCGCAAAGGTGATATGATGGTCAGTGCAGGGGATGGTTATGCAAGAGCCGAAGACGCTCCTGTACTTGGTAGCGTTATAGGTAAAGCACTTGAAAACTTTGACGGAGACCTAGGCGTAATAGAAGTAGTAGTAGGTAGAATTTAAACTTCTAGAACTTTGTATTATTAGTAGGGGCTAGGCCCCTGCTAAATTAAGGCTATTAAATGCAAAAATTATATAGAAAAGATTATCTAGGTGAGTATTTAATTACTGGCTCGGATCGTGTGAGAGGTAAAGCCATCTATGAGCGAGTATGGATGCCCAACACAATTAACAATTACAATACTGGCTATGCGGTTGTATTAGGTAATGGACCAAGTAGACGTGATCTCAATCCCTATACTGAAATGTATTATCAGCATATGGGCGGAATGAACGCTAGTAAAAAATTAACAGTATATGGTTGTAATTCAGTTTTTAAGGAAGCTAAAGTTCACTTTCTAGTAGTCAACAATCCTGAAATCGCAAGACAGACTGTAAATTCTGGATATGCTGACAATAATGTAGTACTAACCGGTCGAGCAAATATTGAACTTTTTCCTAATAAATTTCATTTAGTGCCCTATAATGTTAGAATGAATGCCGGCGCTATAGCTACATATCTAGCAGCATTTGATGGACATAAAACTGTTTATCTAGTAGGAGTAGATCTAGATAATTATCCTCGGGGACAAAATTCAATCTATTACGATACACCAGGTTACCCAAACGGTCATAAACCCATTAATTACAGACGTTGGGTTCAAGAATACAAAGAAATTTTTGAAACTTATAATGATGTAAACTTTGTAAGAGTGTCGCGTGGTGTTAACAGTCCTATTCCCGAAGAATGGGCTAGATTGCCTAACGTAGAACAAATGCCCTACGATAGATGGAAAAAGATAATTGATCTTGGAGCACAGGGAGCAGGCTAATTCTGTTCTTGTTCTCGAATTTTATCTCTGTTTGCTTTTACATTAAAGGTTCGCCAAACTCCTGGGTGCAAAGGTTTAGGATAATCGTCTAATTTAACCCAGCAGTATCCCTTGTGCTCTTGATTTAGTTCAGGAACAAACTCTTCATCTACTTTAATTAAAAAAGTATGATAGGTAAAATTATTTTTTGTATTATGGTAAGTTTCTATTGGTACAAAGATAGCATCACTAATACTGCCGCCAAGCTCCTCGCCAATTTCTCTACGTAATCCGTCAAGCACAGTTTCATTAGCTTCTATTTTTCCACCAACAATACCCCATTTGTTAGCTTGACGCCCATTGTTGCGCAACAAAAACAAATATCTCATAGTTTTTGTGCATAGGATAAGGGAACCACAATTAATACTGGGCTGTTGATCTGATTTTAAATTATTAACTGCCATTGGCCACCTTTGTAGATTCCTTCGTAGGTCTTAGACCAATTGCCATTGAAGAATCTATAATGCATATTGGTGTTAAGATTTACGACATATTCTACACTATCTGCCAGGGTACTGTCAAAACTTACTACCCAGTGTGTGCCTGTATATTGAATAATATCATTTGCGTGAGCAGTTATTCTTGTACCATCCACTCCTAACCAATTATAACTGTAATCATCTACATCGTAGCCTTCAGCATCAACATTGTAGTCATAGGCTAACAAATAACGTGTGCCCTGAACGGGCTCAGGAAGTTCTTTGCTGGGTCTATTTTTCCTAGGATCAATTATAGCGTTTACTGGATTTAAGGTGGTCTGGGGTACACTGTCTATATCAGCAGTCCATAGTAAAACATTGTTATTGTTGGGGTGGTAGGCTACAGTGCCTACTAGTGTATTTTCACTGTCTATTTCATATTTAATTCTAGTACTACCGCTTACTAGATTACCATATAACACTACCAGATCTCGCCAATTGTGACTTTGCCCTATTTTTTCTGGCATTGCAGTAAAGCTAAGTCTATCATCCACGCTTACATTAACAAATTTATTAACAGTAACCACGTTTTCGTCCACACTGACTACTGTTGTTAATACTCCACCTATATTGCTTACCATTCCGGGATTTATATCAAAACCGGAACTTAAGGTAATACTAGTATTACTAGACGTATTTGCGGTTGCCCTTTTCCATATATTAACACCCAGGGGGTCTACCGTGGGACTAGAATATTTTACCAGTTGGATTTCCGCAGTGGGATTAGCGTAATCGGAACTGTTTACTTTAGTTACTAATATACTATAATCTAAAGGTGTATAGTAATTTCTAGTAAACAAATTACTGTCATCCAAGATAGCGTCTGATATTTCACCATTAACGTCATAGATACTTGAAATAATTTTATGTATTACTCCCTGGCGTTTCACAATAGCAGGTGGGCTAATCCAAATTGGAACTTCAAATGTCAAAGTACTAACATCAATATTGTCTCCAGTTCCAACTGGTACCGTTCTGTTAGTAAATCCTGTATCAGTTAACAGTACATAACTAAGGCTACTCCAGTCTATATAATTATCAGTGCTTTGCACCTCAATCGCTGGATTAAAGATACTACATATCTGTTCTAAAAGCTGAAGTTTTTGCTCAGTATTACTAGTCCAAATATCTAATTTTATTGTCAGTGTGTAGGGCACTGGCATCATTCTTTCTACTGTGACTGCGTCCCCCTGTTGCGTAGTGTAGGCGCCGGTCAAAGGATCAATAGCACGTTGTGTTAGGTGTAATTTGCTTACAAAACTAGGATTCTGTACTCGGTTACGATCGTAACGCATAGCAGCAATATAAGCTGACATAGCTGGAACACTGTTTAAATAGTTTTCACTATTATTTTTAAGAATAGCTAATGCCTGTTTAGTGCCGTCACCATAAATTACAGGAACTCTTTTTAAAGACTTTACATTATCTGTATTAAACTCAACATAAAAATTACTTAAAAGCCTTATAAACTGTGTTAAAAAACGTCTTACCTGACCGTCGTAAAAATAACCGCTGTGCATTATCTATCCTTGATTAATTATCTGCTTCGGGTGTTAGGCCCTTGCTCAATGACACCTGTGTGGGATGTTGACGGCCATCATAACCAGTATAGGTGCCTGCTGTAGTTCTAAAATATTCTCTTTGTGTTTTATTTTCGTGACTATTTGGCGTTAGATCTGTTCTACGGAAATCTTCTACTTTGGTCCAGCGACGCCCATCATATCTAAATAATCGGTTAGGCACGTAGTCAGTACGTAAAACGTAATCTCCTATGTTAGCACTAGCAGGAAAACTTGTTCTTGCAGCAACATCCAGGCCATTGGGAGTAGAACTTCCACTTATATAGGCGTCTAGTGCCTTTTGGGGAGTGAGCAAACCAGCATCAGATTGTGTGACCCTACTATCTGTGTGCAGTGTAGTGCTGTCAGTTCTAGTACCTAAAGTGTCACCACTACCCTCATCTATCCGTTTACTTCCAATAAAAAATGGAGTCGTATCATAACCTGAAGCAGGTACGTCAATATCTGCTTGATTTATTATTGCATCATTGATGTTTAGTAACTTGTCGTAGTTACTTAAATAGTTACCCACTGGTGTGGTTTCATCAGTGCCAGTAATCTTGTTAATAATATCCTTGTATTCCTGACTATCCACCAGGGGTGTCATTTTTACACGTACAAGGTGAGGCCACCAGGTTTGGCTAAAGCCCTCGGCTGCAAATATTACCTCTTGAACTACGTAAAATCTTTTTAGGGCCAGTGGTATATCATTGTCTAGGGGATAATAGTCTGTGAGGTGTGGTAGTTCTATAACATCTCCACTAAGTATTTTTCTACCTAGTGCAGCCACAGTGTCATTTAAATGAAAAGTCATTAGCACTGTATCAGCACTTAAAAATAGACCAAATTGTGACAGGTCGTAATCGTGGTCACTTACCTGATAAATTCCTCTTAGGCTATAGATACTGCTATCATATTTTCTATCACGATTTTCTAAGAATAATAAATCCTGGATGTTCTGTTCTGTTTGATTAGTGTACACTGGGCGATCAGCACTACGCCAAAAAATACTAATGGGCTGCGTTGTACTGATAGTTTCTGTTGTATTAATACTTAAATTCACTGTGTTCGCCACAGTGTTTACAGCAGTAATTGTGGTATTCGCTGCTAGCCCTGGGCCCTGTACTACTTGCCCTATAGATAAATTCACCACCGTGTTATGGCTAAAACTTAAACTTGACACATTGGCATTTGCGGTGCTGGTCAGGGTATAACTATTGGCATAGTTGTTGCTACCAAGATATTTGTGTAAATATACTCCAGTACCACCAATTGTAAATATTTCGCTCACACGGCGATCTATAAACTTATAATCGTTACTATGAGCATTTTTCCATAATGATAAGCGTGGCACTTTGTAGAATCCTTGGGTTATTATATATTTACTTATATTTACCCTATTTGAAAGCTTTGACTTTTACGCTGAGTCAGTGTATAATGGATCTAGAAAAATGAATTCCTACGCAGAATATCGGGAAAAATTAGAAAATTTAACCAAATTGGCAAAGTCTATTGCCAATGGTGAAGCTAGCAGTCAGCTGCTGAAAATGTTAAATTCTAGTTATTCTATACTCAACGATATCAATCAGGAATCAGTTACTTGTCGTAGACTGAGGCGAGAAACACCGGATTTTATTAATTTGAAAAACAAGTTGGACCAATATATAAAAGATGTAGAATATTGGTTGACTATTGCTCAACTTACTTACTAGGAGTTATTATGGTTAAAGTTGCCCGAGTTAAAAATGATCTTAGATCAAGCCATCTGGGAGACGAAAAATATACAGGTTCCGAGCCACATTGGGACACTGAACTAGCTTTACAAATGTCTCAATCTGAGTTTGATGGCCATCTTAGGAAAAGTTTTTTCTATTATAACTACCATTTTACACAAAAAGACCTTAAAAAATATGTTGTAGAATGGATGCAA